AGCGCCGAAATACCCCCGGGAGATTTTTCGGGGAGGGGAAGGGCGGCATGAAAGGAACGGGCGCGGGCCGCGCGCGCGAAGTGCGGACGCGAAGCACGGACGCGGTACGGGTGCGGAGGCCCAGGCCGGCGGCGGATCAGGCACGGAGGTGAGCGGGTTGACGCGGGAGCAGCGATACAGAGAGCAGCTGAAGGCCCTCGGCGTTTATCGGGAAGCCTTCGAGCCGGAGATCAACATGCTGGCCATGATGGAGCGGGAGCTGCAGAGGATGGTCAAGGCGTGGAAGGCGGCGGGGAGCCCGATCACGGACGAAACAGCCACCGGCTCGCCCACCAGCAACAAGACGCTGGACGCCATCACGGCCATGCGGCGGGACATCCTGGCCCACCGGGACGCCCTGGGCCTCACGCCCAAGGGACTGCACCGGCTCCGGGGAAAAACCGGGGGCCGGGAAAATGAGGAGCGGAAGGAAAGCCCGACGGTGCTGAAGCTCATCCAGGCCAAGCGGGAGAAGGAGGCATGACCGGGTCGCAGGAGCCAAGGCTTCGGGTGGAGCCGCAGCGGATCGCCTCCGACGGCGGGGACGCCGCCGACCTGATGGCCGCCTACGGCGCGACCCTGGATCCCTGGCAGAGGCTGGTGCTGGACTGCTGGCTCGGCTATGACCTGGAACGGAAGTATACCGTGACCAGCGCCGGGCTGAGCGTGCCCCGACAGAACGGGAAGAACGTGATCCTGGAGGGCAGGGAGTTCTTCGGGATGGTGATCTCCGGAGAGAAGATCCTCCACACGGCCCATCAGGTGCGGACCTCGAAAAAGGCCTTCCGGCGGCTGGTGGCCCTCTTCACCGATAAGCGGCATCCGGAGATCATGGAGCTGGTGAAGCAGATCCGCTTCACCAACGGAGAAGAGTGCATCGAGCTCACAAACGGCGGCACGGTGGAATACTCCGCACGGTCCCGCCAGGCGGCCCGTGGCTTCGACGGCATCTCCCTGGTGGTCTTCGATGAAGCCCAGGAGCTGACGGACGATCAGATCGACGCCATCCTGCCGACGCTGAGCGCCTCGGCCACGGGCACAAGACAAATCATATACACCGGGACGCCCCCTTATCCGGGGTGCCCCGGTGACGTTTTCCGCCGCCGGCGGGAGGCGGCCCTCACAGACCCCTCGCCTCATGACTGCTGGCACGAATGGAGCGTGGCGGCCAAGACGCTGGAGGAGATCCGCCTGGGGGACCGGACGCTGTGGGCCGCGACCAACCCCTCCATGGGCCTGCATCTGTCGGAGGAGTTCACGGCGGAGGAACTGAAGAGCATGGCAGCGGACGGCTTTGCCCGGGAGCGGCTGGGCTGGTGGACGCCGCGGGAGGAACACAAGCTGGACCTGGCGATCCCCGCCGAAACCTGGGACGCCTGCAGCTCGGCGGAAGGGAAGCCGGAGGGCAAGACGGCCTTCGGGGTGAAGTTCACCCAGGACGGCGCGGAAGTCTGCCTCTGCGGCGCAGTGATCCCGGCGGAGGGAAAAGCGCGGATCACCCTCATTGCCCGGCAGCCCACGGGGATGGGGACCGGCTGGCTGGCCGACTGGCTGAACCAGCGGTACAGCTCCGCCAGCTGCGTCGTCATCGACGGGCGCAACGGCGCCGACGTGCTGACGGACAAGCTCACGGCAGTCTGGAAGGTCAAGGGAAGCGTGGTAAGGCCAAACGGGAAAGAGGTCTGCGCGGCGGCCAGCACGCTGCTGGACGCCCTGCAGGAGCAGACGGTGACCTGGTTCACAGGTCAGCCGGAGCTAAGGGAGAGCGCAGTCAGCGCCATCCGGCGGCCCATCAGCGGCGGATGGGGCTTCGGCGGCGAAAACAGCGCCCCCATCGAGGCGGCGGCGCTGGCCCTGTGGGGCGCGAAGACCTGCAGGCGGGACCCGGCAAAGCAAATGCGCATCGGATAGGAGAGAATGACAATGCCTCTGGATATGGACGTTTCCAAAATCGCCGGACTCACGGAGCGGGAGCAGGAGCAGATGAAAAGGCTGCTGCAGATCTACCGGGACCACGTCTCCAAAAACAAGGAGAAGGACCGATATTACGAGGGCAGGATCAGCCTGGGAGAGGTCAACCTCGGGATCGCCCTGCCGGACGGGATGAAGGGCCTGGAGATCGGCTGCAGCTGGGGCGCCAAATGCGTGGACGTGCTGGCGGCCCGGAGCATGTTCGACGGCTTTGTAGGCGTGCAGGGGGAGACCGTGGCGGAGCTGGACCGGATCGTCCAGGGAAACGACCTGATCGCCGCCTACATGCCGGCGGCGCGGGACGAACTGAAATTCGGCTGCACCTTCGCCACCATCAGCGCCGACAAGGAGATCGGCTGCAAGATCCGCTTCCACTCCCCGCAGACGGCAGCGGCCGCCTGGGACGGGGAGAAGGGGAGGATCGACTGCGGCTTTGCCATCATCGACACGGCACCGAAGAATTCCATGAATCCCGAGCGGGCGCCCAGCCTGGTGAACTTCTACACGGAGGACGCCGTGATCGTGCTGCGGCGCATCGGAAGCGAATGGACGGCGGAGAAGTTCGGACACCGGATGGGCCGCCCCCTGATGGAGCCCCTGATCTGGAACGCCACCAGCAACAAGCCCTTCGGCCGGAGCCGGATCAAGGAGCCGGTGCGGCGGCTGATCCAGGGATATGTCCGTACCATCGCCAACGCCACCATCGGCCTGGAGTTCGCCACCAGCCCCCAGAAGTATCTGCTGGGGGTGACGGACGAACAGTACGATAAGCTCATCAATCAGAAATTCCGGCAGTACGTGGGGAGCATCCTTGCCAGCACCACGAACCCGGAGACGGGGGAAAAGCCCAGCTTCGGCCAGCTGACCCAGGGAAACATCTCCCCGCATGTGGAGATGGTGCGGGTGCTGGCGACGCAGTTCAGCGCCGCCACGGGCCTCAGCGTGACGGATACCGGCGTGGTGAACGACGCGAACCCCACCGGCGCCGACGCGATCCTCGCCCAGGATCGGACGATGGTGGGCATGGCGGAGCAGCTGAATACCGGGAACGGGAACAGCCTGCGGACCATCGCCATCATGGCCCTGGCCATCGCCAAAAACGTCACGCCCGGTGAACTGACGGAGCAGGAAAAGGACATCGTGGCCCACTTCAAGAATCCTGCCATGCCCAGCGTGGCCGTGACGGCGGACGCCGCCATCAAGATCGCATCCTCCCGGCCCACCTTCGCCCAGACAGACACCTTCCTGGAGATGATCGGCTTCGACCAGGCGGATATCCGCCGGATCAAGGCCCAGGAGCTGCGGGCGCGGGGCCTGGCCGTGCTGGAGGAGCTGGAGGCTGAGGCGTGAGCGTGACCATATCGGCAAAGGACTGGGACGCCTATATCCGGAGACTTTCGGCGCTGAATGAAAAGGCGGCGGAAGAGATGCGTGATTTCGTCAGCGAACACGGCTTCGCCGACATGAACGCCCTGATCGATTACGCCTACGCCCTGGCAACGAAATACGGGGAAGGGGCTGCGGCCCTGTCCGCCGCCATGTACGACGCTGTGGCAGAACTGAGCGGGAAGCTGTTCGACCCGGCTGTGCCGGCGGAGACGGCCAGCTATTCCCAGGTGGCGAAGACGGTGCAGGGCGTGGCCAAGACCTCCCGGAATCCGGAGGAGATGGGCTCCGCCGTGGGACGGCTGGTAAAGCAGGCCGGGGCGGACACCACCCTTCAGAATGCACTCCGGGACGGGGCGGAGTTCGCCTGGGTGCCCTCCGGCGACACCTGCGCCTTCTGCATCACCCTGGCAAGCCGGGGGTGGCAGCGGGCCAGCCAGAAGGCCATCAAGGGCGGCCACGCGGAGCACATTCACAGCAATTGCGACTGCACATACGCCATCCGCTTCGATGGGAAAGGCGGCGTGGCGGGGTACGACCCGAAACGCTATCTGAGCATGTACGAATCCGCCGAAGGGAATACGCCGAAAGAGAAAATCAACGCCATGCGGCGGGATTTCTACGCCGAAAACAAGGAAGAGATCAACGCCCAAAAGCGCAGCGCCTATGAGAAGCGGCAGGAGCTGAACAGCTCCGCAGCGGAGGAGATCAATACGGAATGAGTTCATACGCTTACGGAAAAGACGAGGTGTGCGACTGGGTGCGGCTGCGCTTCCCGACCGGGGCGACGGTGCTGGACGTGGGCGCCTGCGACGGGAACTGGCGGCGGCTGCTGCCGGAATACCGGAACATGGACGCGGTGGAGGCCTTCGGGCCGAATCTGAGCCGGCTGAGCGGGTATCGGCAGGTGTTTCACGCGGATATCCGGGATTTCACATACGAACACTATGACCTGATCATCTTCGGCGACGTCATCGAGCATCTGACGGTGGAGCAGGCGCAGGACGTGCTGGCATACGCGAAACCCCGCTGCCGGGACATGATCGTGGCGGTGCCGTTCCGGTACAAGCAGGGCGCGATCTACGGCAATCCCTACGAGGTCCACATCCAGGACGACCTGACGCCGGAAAACTTCGAGGAGCGTTATCCGGGCTTCGCGGTGCTCTGCGATCCGGGACACGATTACCGCTATTACCACAAAGGAGACAGAGAATGAAGGTGCTGATCCATGCCTGCCCGAAGCGGATGTGGTATGTGGAGGGCTTCCTCGTGCCGGAGCTGGAGCGCCAGGGCGCCGACAAGATCGAGGTCTGGAACGACACCGAAGGGAAGGGCAATCTCCGGGCCTGCATGGAGGCCTTCGCGGCGCAAAGCGGCGAGGACGGGACCTGGCACATCCAGGACGACGTCCTCCTCTGCCGGGATTTCGTGGAGCGCTGCCGGCAGCACGACGAGGGCGTTGTCTACGGCTTCTGTAACGAAGCCTTCACCGACGACCCGCTGCAGACCGGGCACGTCAACGTGGAGGACGCCTGGCACAGCTTCCAGTGCGTCCGGATCCCGGATGCCTACGCCCGGGAGTGCGCGGCCTGGCTGGAGGGCCCCGGAAAGACCAGCGGGATGTATTCCATCTGGATCCAGTCCGGGAAGATGGATGACGACGTCTTCCGCACCTTCCTGATCGACCGGCACGGGCGGGAGAACGTCCTGAACCTGAAGCCGAACCTGGTGGAACACGTGGACTGGATCGTGGGCGGAAGCGTCCTGCATCCGTGGCGCGGCTATATCGCCAGGGCGCACTTCTGGGACGACGAAGACCTTGTCCGGGAGCTGAAGGAGGCCGTGAAGGGCAAGGTACAGTATGCCTATTAAAGGCAATACCGCACAATTCACGGCACACATCTTGCTTGCATAATGTTCCGTCATATCGTCCAAAAATCCTCGGGAATACAGTAAGTATTCCCTGCGGTTTTAGGCCAATCTGACGAAAATTCTGACTGCGCAATCTGTGCACCAGAATTATACGGTATTCCCTTAGATTTCTCGCCGCAAGGCCTGAAATAAACATGTCGGCGGACGTAAAAGCGCAGCGGCAGGAGATGCGACCTCGTAGAAAAGCGTAGCCGGGAAAGGACTGAGCATGAAACGCGAACAGATCACCGAACTTTTCCCCCAGGCCACCAAGGAGCAGATCGACAAGCTCATGGACCTGAACGGCGCGGACATCAACAGCGCCAAGGGGGAGCTTGACACCCTCAAAGGCCAGCTGACCACGGCGCAGGGCGAGCTGAAGAAGCTCAAGGAAAGCGCCGGCGGGCAGCCGGACAAGCTGAAGGAAGCCACGGAGGCCATCACGGCGCTGCAGACCGAGCTGGCCGCCATGAAGCAGGCGGAGACCCTGAGGGTCATGCGGGAGAAGGTCTCCGGAGAGAAGAAGATCCCCGCCAGCCTGCTTACCGGGGAAACGGAGGAAGCCTGCAATGCTCAGGCCGACGCCATCCTCGCCTTCGCCAAAAGCGGCAGCGGCAACTATCCCGCGGTCCGTGACGGCGGGGAGGCGAACCATTCGACACAGCTCAAGACCCGCGATCAGTTCGCGGAATGGGCGGAAAAACAACTCTAAACTTAGGAGGAATCACCATGAGCGGAATCTCTACCAATCGCACCGCTATCACCCTGCCCACCGAAGTGGCGCAGGAGATCCTGCAGAAGACCCAGGAGGGCAGCGCTATCATGAAACTGGCCCAGCGGCAGGAGCTGCCCGGGCGAGGGCTGACCATCCCAACCATCACCGGCGACCCGGAGGCCAACTGGGTGGACGAGACCAACGTCAAGCCGGCCAGCAATCCCAGCGTCGGCACGAAGAACATGAAGGGCTATACCCTGGCGGTCATCATGCCCTTCTCCAATCAGTTCCGGCGTGATCTCCGGGCGCTGTACGACGCCATCGTCCAGCGGATTCCCGGCACGCTGGGCCTGAAATTCGACAAGACCATCATCGGCACTTCCGCCCCCGGCAGCGGCTTCGACGTGCTGGGCTCCTGCACCGTGCAGAGCATCCTGCCTTCCGGCGGGCATACCGCCTATAAGGGCCTTGTGGCCGCTTGGAGCGACATCGCGGGCCACAACGGCGCCCTCAACGGCTTCGCCCTGTCCCCCGCCGCGGAGGGTATCCTCCTGGATTCGGTGGACACCACGGGCCGCCCCATCTTCACCGGGGCCGTGAGCGAGAGCAACGTGAGCCCCATCCTGGGGGCCAGGGTCACCCGCGGCCGCGGCGTCTACAAGGCCGGCAGCGCGGCGGCAGCTTCTTCCGCCGGCAGCCCCGCCATCGTGGGCATCGCGGGCGACTGGACGCAGGCCAGATACGGCATCGTGGACGGCGACGTGAAGATCGATATCTCCGACCAGGCCACCCTGACCGTCGGCAGCGAGACCATCAATCTGTGGGAGCGCAATATGTTCGCCGTGCGGGCCGAGATCGAGGTGGGCTTCATCGCCGACACCTACTGCTTCAACCTGCTCAGCGGCGCCACGCCGGAAGCCTGATGATCAAGCTGATCCGGGGCGATTCCGGCGGGGAGATGTGGGTGCATGAAAGCCGGCTGGACGAATACCTTGCGGCGGGTCACAAGCTCGCCGCACCGCCTCGTCCTTATTCGCCAAAGAGAGAAGCTGCGGCGGAGGGAGCCCCTCATCAGTCGCCTATGGCGACAGCTTCCCCCAGGGGAAGCCGGGACGGGGGCGCTGCGGCGAAGAGAAAGAAAACCACGAAAGCGAAGTGATCAAAAATGGCTGCCTATGCAACCGTGAGCGACGTCCAGGGCTATATGCTGCGGACCATGAGCGCCGCCGAGCAGACCGTCTGCGGAAACCTGCTCGGCCAGGCCGGGGTCATCATTGACGCTTACAACGCCGGCGCGTCCGACGAAGCGAAAAAAGAGGTCTCCTGCCGGATGGTGATCCGGGCCCTGGGGGACGGGGAAAGCACCGGCGTACCCCTGGGGGCTTCTCAGGGGAGCATGACCGCGCTGGGCTATACCCAGAGCTGGACCATGGGCAGCGGCGGCGCCGCCGGGGAAATGTACCTCGGGCGGCTGGAAAAGAAGCTGCTGGGCGTGGGGGACAACATCGGAAGCTACAGCCCCGTGCAGGAGCTGGCCCCGCAGCCGACGGAGGCACCGACATGAGGGGGATCACCGTCACGCTTTACACGAAGACGGCGGACAGCACCGACCCCTTCGGCGCGCCTGTGTATACCGAGACGGCGGTGACCGTGGACAACGTGCTGGTGGGGCAGCCCGACACGGATGACATCACAAGCAGCACCGACCTCTACGGCAAGCGGATCGACTACATGCTGGGGATCCCCAAGGGGGACACCCACGACTGGACGGACAAGCGGGTGGAATGGACCGACGCCTACGGACGGACGGTGAAGTGCGAGACCTTCGGCTTCCCCATAACCGGTGTGGAGCATCTGGTGCCCACACCCTGGCACATGAAGGTGAGGTGCTGCCGGATTGAGTAAGGTCAGGATCGAGCTCAATTCTCCCGGCATCCGGGAGCTGCTGCGCTCCGGCGAGATGCAGGAGCTTCTGGGAGAAAAGGCGGCGGAGATCGCCGGGCGCTGCGGCGCGGGCTATTCCAGCGACACATATCTCACCGGCGGCCGGGCCGTGGCCTCCGCCTTCGCGGAGAGCCAGAAAGCCATCCGGGACAACCTGGACAACAACACCCTTTTGAGGAGCCTGACATGATCGAGACAATCATCCTGGACCATCTGACAAGCGGCGGCGTCACAGCCTATATGGAGATCCCGGAGGGCGGCGGCACGCCGCCCTTCTGCGTCATAGAGCGTACCGGCGGGGGAGAGGAGAACCATCTCCGGCACGCCACGGTGGCGATCCAGAGCTACGGCGCATCCCTTTACCTCGCGGCGGAGCTGAACCAGACGATCATCAAACTCATGGACGGCATCGCCGAAGGGGGCACGGTCTCCAGCTGCAGGCTCAACAGCGATTACAATTTCACGGACACGACGAAGAAGAAATACCGCTATCAGGCGGTGTTCGATCTCGTCTACTACGATCAGGAGGACAACTGATTATGGGAAACAACAAATCCAACGTCTCCGCCGGGAAGCCCAAGATCGGCGGGGCCGTCAACCGGGCGCCGAAGGGGACCGCGGCCCCCACCAGCGCCGTGGCCACCCTGGGCGCCGCCTTCAAGGAGATGGGGTACATCTCCAGCGACGGCCTGACCAACGCCAACAACGCCAGCACCAGCAACATCAAGGCCTGGGGCGGCGACACCGTGCTGGTTGTGCAGACCGACAAGACGGACACCCTGGCCCTCACGCTGCTGGAGGTGCTGAACACGGACGTGCTGGCCGCCGTCCACGGCAGCGGCAACGTCAGCGGCGCGCTGGCCACGGGCATCACCGTGGAGGTCAACGCCGACCTGCAGGAGGAGGCGGTCTGGGTCATCGACATGGTCCTGAACGGCAACGTGGCCAAGCGGATCGTGGCGCCCAGCGCGGTGATCTCCGCCATGGCGGACGTGGTCTATAAGGACGACAGCGCCATCGGCTACGGCGTGACCCTCACCTGCCTGCCCGACAGCTCGGACAACACGCACTACGAGTACATCAAGGCGGCGACAACGACCTGAGGAGGCGGACAATGATCAAGGGCAAAACGCGCAGCGGCTTCGAGTTCGAGGTCGCCGAGGACATCGCCAACGACATGGAGCTTTTTGAGGCCCTGTGCGACTGGGACGCCGGGGACGCCAAGGCCGTCGTCCCGGTGTGCCGGATCGTGCTGGGGGAGCAGAAAAAGGCCCTGTACGACCACCTGAAGGCCATCCACGGGCGGGCGCCCATGGACAAGGTCGCGGAGGAGATCGAGGACATCTTCACCGCGCTGAAAGAAGGAAAAAAATCTTAGCCCTTGCGCACGTCGCAAACGCCCTCCCTGACGAGCTCGCCTGTGATATGGCGGAGACCTACGGCGTTTTCGACTGGCGTGGCCTGCCGATCGTCACGGCGGCCACGCTGGCGCAAGGGCTTCCGGCATCTTCCCGCACCGTGCGGGCGCTGAGCGGGACAACCTGCGCGGATCCGGAGACGCTGCTCCTGGCGGTGATCGCGGACCGGCTGGGACACCTGGCATGGATGTTCTCCGAGGACGGTGCGAGCGGGCAGAATCATCCGCCCTCCCTCCTGGCGGCCATGACCGGCGCGGAGGCGGAGGACGGCGGCGGGTACGACAGCGGGGAGGACTTTCTGGCGGCGTGGGCCGCCATCACGGGAGGTGAAAACGATGCCTGAACTGGCGAAGGCTTATGTGCAGATCATCCCCAGCGCGGAGGGCATCAAGGGGAACCTGACGAAGATCATGGACGGCGAGGCTGACTCCGCCGGCAAGAGCGCGGGCAGCAGATTCGGCAGCGCCTTCGGCAGCGTGGCCAAGGCCGGGCTGGTGGCGGCGGGAGCGGGCCTGGCCGCGGCGAGCGCCGCCGTGGTGAAGGTGGCGAAGGACGCCGTGGAGGGCTACGCGGATTACGAGCAGCTCACCGGCGGCATCGAAACGCTGTTCGGCACGGCGGGGAAGGGCATCGAGGAATACGCACGGGAGCAGGGCCTCAGCATCGAGAAGGCGGTGGAAGGG